GAGATCGTTCCCACCCCAGTGCTCAAGGATGGGAAGCTGGAGACGGCTTTCAACAAATCGGAGATGTCCATTACCTACCAGAATGGCTCGGTTGTCATCTTTCGGTCGATGGATGAGCCCAACAAATACAAGTCTTTAAACCTGGGCGCCTTCTATGTGGATGAGCTGTCCGAAGTGGCGGAAGAGATCTGGCTGATGTTAGAATCCCGCCTGCGGCGGAACACGGTGCCCAGACGAACCGGCTTTGCCACCACCAACCCTGAAAAAGGCTGGGTATGGTCCCGCTTTGTAAAGGACCATGAGAAGAAGAAAGATTACGCCTACTTCCAAGCGCCTACCACGGAGAACATCTACCTTCCAGAAGATTATGTGCAAGGGCTGCTCGCCAGCTACCCTGAAAGCTGGGTGAAGCGGTACATTTACGCCGACTGGACCGCCTTTGAAGGGCAAGTGTATCCCGAGTTTCAGCCCAGCTATCCTTACGTCGTTCCCCACGAGGAGCCCGACCCCGAATGGCCGGTTTATGTAGGCATTGACCACGGGCTGCAAAACCCGACGGCGGCCCTCTGGGCAGCGCACAACCCCAGGACTGGGGAGCTGTACGTTTTTCAGGAATATTACGAGAAAAACCAGCTGGTGGAGCACCACGCCAAGCACATCCAGTTTATGAGTGCGAAATACCCCGTGTACGCCTACTGGATCGACCCTTCCACCCAGAACCGTAATTCGGTGACTGGAACCTCAGTGCGAGGCGAATACTTAAAGCACGGCATCCCCGTCACCCTAGGCAACAACGACCTTCACGCAGGGATTCACAGAGTTGCTTCTTATTTTAAGAAGCAGGCCAACGGCAAGCCGAAGCTGTACATCTCTGAGCGGTGCGTCAACCTGATTGAGGAGCTCTCCCAGTACCGCTGGGAAGATCCCAAGCCCGGCAAAAACGAGCCGGAAAGACCGCACCCCTACAAGGACCACACCTGCGATGCGCTACGCTATCTGTGCATGGGGGTTCCCCAGATCGGCCATAACGTTCCCGCAGCGACGGAGTACGTGCCTGAACCGTTGGCAGAGTTTTATGCTGACGGAGAGGAGGATCAAGACCGTGTTGAAGTCTATTCTGGACTTGTTTAAATACAAACAGAAAATCAAGGAACAGGAACGGGCCATTCGCCTTTTGGAACAAAAAGTGTTGATGTGGCAGCAGGAGTGCGAATATCTGAAAGATCAGATTCGCACCATGCAGACCAGCGCTTTTTCGTATGAGGATGATTACCTGGAGAAGGAAGGCGACGAAGATGGCGGACGTTAAGGAGTTGCCCAAAGAGAGTGTGGATGTAAATAAAATGCCGAAAGAGCGGCAGCAAGAGATCGTGGAGAAGGTTTGGTCCGACTACCGGTATGCTTTAGATGCGAAGCGGGATCTGCACGAGAAATGGAGCCGGTACGAAAAATATTACAAGGCCCGACAGTGGGACCATAAAAAAGTGGACCCGAAGCGGGTGAAGCCGGTGGTGAACTATGTATTTACCACCATTGAGAGCATGATGCCCTATCTCACCACGAACATGCCCGATCCCGTCGTTTTGCCCGTCCAGCCGGAAGATGAAGAAGTGGCCAGAGACCTGACCAAGATCGTCAAAATCATTCTGGATAAAAACAAGGTGCGGGATGCCCTCCAGCTGGCTGAACGGATGCGCCTTAAGTTTGGCACCGCTATCTGGAAGGTCTATTTTGACCCCACCAAGCTGAACGGGCTGGGCGATATTGCCTTTGAAGTGGTGGACCCCGTCAACTTTTTCATCGACCCCAACGAAGTGAACGATCTGCAAAACGCCGACTTCTGCGGCACTGCTGTCCGGCGCTCGTTGGAATACATCAAGCGGCGCTATCCAGATAGAGCCGAGCATATCGTGCCGGACAATCATCATACGGAGCTGGCTGTCTATGGTGCAGAGGAAGAACTGGGCCCCCGCAACACGCAGGCCACGCTGATCGAATACTGGACCAAGGATCAGGAGAAGGGCCTGGTGCGTATCGTGGTGGCAGGAAACACCCTTCTGCGCTATGACACCAACTTCTACATGCACGGCAAATACCCGTTTATCCGCTGCTTAAACTACCCCATCCAGAAAAGTTTCTGGGGCATGGGCGAAGTGGAGCAGCTGGAGAATCTGCAAGATATTTTAAACAAGACCCTCCAGATCGTGATTGAAAACATTGCCCTGGCCAATGGACAGCTGGTGATTGATCAGACGGCGGCCGGCATTAAAGATATAAGAAGTTTGGCCAATCAGCTGTGGAAGCCCGGACTGGTGATTCCCACTAACGACGTGAACGCCTTAAGAAAACTGGACGGCGTTGTGGCTCCAGCCTGGGTGATCAATCTTATCCAATTAATTAAGAAAGAGATTGAGCTGGTTACCGGGATTTCGCCCCTCTATTTGGGGCAGGCCCCGGGCTCCATCACCGCCGCCAGCGGCATTCTGGCCCTCCAGGAGCAGGCGACAGCCCGCCTGCGCCTTAAATTGCAAGAACAGGGCCGCCTGATGGAAGAGCTGGTTCAGTTTATCATCGCCTATGCAGTGGAGGTTTTACACGGAGGATCGCTACTTCCGCTATTTAGATGAGGAAAGGCAGCCCCAATGGATACAGATGAGCCGAGATGATTTAGCCAAGACCGATGAACAAGGCAATCTGCTCATCCCAGAGTTTGATGTACAGGTGGCTGTCGGCTACGACGCACCCATGAGCCGCGCTTACATTGAACAGCAGGCGATGCAGCTGTATCAGATGGGTATTATTGATGCCGTGGAAGTGCTGAAAACGATGAACTTCCCCAACAAGGAAGAGATCATTGAGCGGCTGGAGCAGAAGGCAGAGCTGACCGGCCAGCTGGGCACCCTGCCTGACGGCATGGCTTCCCCCGCCTTGGAAGCAGAGCTGGCCCGCCTGACAGCTTTGGAAAACAGGCGGCCTACCCTAACGAGTGGCATGAACATCCGCAACACCAATTCACCCCAAGACGCGGCCCGTCAGCAGGCCCAGATGTCTCCTTCCAGCTCCCTTAACCTGGGGCCGCAACCAGAAGAGTAGTATTGACTAGTATATTGAGTATGATATATAATATTCTTGAATAAATGTATCTATTTGACCAAGGCTCGTCACATTGCGGCAACAAGACCAAGGACCCTCAGCAGGCGCCTCTTCCGCCCTTCTGGGGTTACAGTCTTGGCAGTGTGAATGGGTACAGTCAAAAGGAGGCTTTCTATTTATATGGACGGACAGTTTGATAACCAAAACCAGCAACAGGCACAAGAACCGGTACAGTCTGAAGGAGTACAGTCTCTCCCAGACCAAGGCTCCTCAGATGGTCAGTCGGTTCAAGCGCAGGATCAAAATCAGTCTCAACAGCCTATTGATTATGAAAAAGCCTATCGCAATTTAGAGAAAGAATTCACAAAGCGGTCGCAAAAACTGAAGCAGCTTGAAGCTTGGGAAAAGTTTACGGAGGAAACTGGCATTACGGCTGAAATGGCCCTGCAACAGCTCGAAGCGTACAAACAACAATTTCAGCAAGCGCCAGCAAGTGCTAACGGACAGCCTTACGTCCCTCCTGCTCCCGGTCCCAGCTATACACCCAGTTTCGACGATCCCCGGATTGGGCAGTTAGAACAGCAAATTAAGGAGCTGCACCGGGAGAGACAGTTGCAAACGTTAAGGCAGAAGTTCCCTCAGTTTGATGAATATTACGCTGAAGTGATGGATTTGGCCGACTCGCAAGGTCTTGACCTGGAAACGGCTTTTGGCAAGGTGTTGGTCAGTAAGTGGGACGAGCTGAAAAACCAGATTGAGCAGAAAACGGTCAACACCATTCGGGCCAAAGGCTTAAAGCAGGTGGAGTCTTCCCAGTCTCCCGAAGACCATGATCCTTCTTCTGGTCTTACGCCAGAAGAACTGGAGGCGGCAAAGCTTTTAGGCGTTGACCCCAAAGATTATGCCGCCATGAAGGATGAGAAGTACACGATTGATTAGAGGTGATGACCGTGGCTTTAGATACCTCCCAGAAAGGCTGGGCGAAGCTTCTAGAGCCAGGTTTGCGCAAGATTTTCTTTGAGACCTGGAAAGAGCTTCCCCCTCAGTACTCGCAGGTGTTCCATGTGATGAATTCGAGGAAGCATGCCGAACATGACATCGGCTTAACCGGCTTCGGCCCCTGGGAACCCAGAACATCGGAGACCTCCAGTGTGCCCTACGATGATCCGATGGAAGGGTTTGAGGTCAGTTATACCCACACGGAATTCTTAAAAGGGTTTAAGGTTTCTCGGGCAATGGTGGATGATGAGCTGTACAATCAGATCAACAAATTGCCCAAAAACCTGGCCCGTCGGGACGCGCCCGTGTGGAGCAGGATGCAGCTGACGTTTTAAACAACGGCTTTGATAAGCCGGGCTATGACGGAGAACCCTTATTCTCCAAGGAACACCCCTTGATCAGGGTTCACTCCAAGGGCAGCAACTTGATTGAAGTGCCTGCCAGTGACGTGAAATCTTACGAGGACATTTTGAACGAGGATCTGGTGAATGAAGCCATTCTGTTGGCTCGCAAGACGCTAACAGACGAAGGCTTAAAGATGGTGGTCCGGCCCAAAACCCTGGTGATTCCTCCAGCCTTAGAACCGCAGGCTGACCGAATCATCAACTCCTCTCAACGTCCTGGCACGGACTTGAACGACATCAACACCATCAAGTCCAAGCTGCGCGTGGTCATCATGGACTACCTGACGGATGACTATGCCTGGTTCTTGCTTGACAGTGATGTGCACGAGCTCAATTTCTTCTGGCGGGTTCGCCCAGAGTTTAAGTCTGAAAACGACTTTGATACGCTGGAGGCCAAGTATCGCGGCTACATGCGCTACTCTTGCGGCTACTCCAACTGGCGCGGCATTATTGGCGTTCGGCGGGCTTAATATCGAGTAGTATATTAACTACTCCAATATCAAAGGGGTGATAACATGGCTATCCCTGCTGAACAAGGCCTGGTCAAGCAGTTTACCGCCACCCTCCCTGCCGGCTCCACTGATCCCGTGACGATCAGTTATTCGGTGCCTGGCGGGATCGGCGATGTGGATCTCTCTCCCCAGATTCAGGGGCAAGGTGTAGCCATCTTTGTTGACAACCCCGCCGATACCCAGGTAT